GAAGGCCACATGGTACTAATAGGTAGAAATCAAGCAGGTAGCAAATCGTTTATGTACCATGACGATTACCATACAGCAAGAGAAGCGTTTTGGGATGAAGTAAATTTTGTTACTTGGGACTTTCAAACACAGGGGCCAGGTACAGCATTTCACGATCATATTAAAACAGTATACGACGATGTAGTAGCAAACAATCCAGCATGGATTGAGAATGCTCGATTTGCTAGAGGCGAAGATCCTTCTTTAACAGGAACCGTTGTCGCAGGTTCTGCAAATAATAGTATCATTCCAGAAACTCTCAAAACCGTCGCAAATAACACTATCATCGTAGCAACCGCAGTTACGGAACATACGCTTGGCAATTCAAGCTTAAAATTAACAAAACACGAACAAATAGAAACTGTTAGTGACGAAGGAGAATAGATTATGGATTATAAAGGAAGTAACGTTGAGACACTAACTCACACAAAGAAAGTAATGTTAGACAGAGCAAACAAACCTTTCACAGCACTAAACGACGGACCATTCAGAACTTCACTAGATAAAATGGATGGCGTATTTCGTAAGGAAGTTGTTTCCTATCGAGTAAGCAATGGTTTCTTATATAAAGAAACAGCCGTTCGCCATTTTACTGATGGTGATTATAACGACACCGTCACAACTGAAACTCTACACTCCGTAGAGTAATAAAGAATTTGGTCGGAAACGACTAATATGCGATTGCCAATGATGGTGATCTAATTTACTATGTTAAAAATAAGGAGAATTATATTATGAAAAACATATTTACAGCATTTCTATTAATGCTATCAACTACTGCATTCGCAGACCTAAGTGGTTCAGCCACTATCACGAACGATTACGTATGGAGAGGAATGACTCAAGGCGCAGAGAATGCCCTTCAAGTCGGAGTCGACTATAACAACGACAATGGATTTTACGCAGGTGTATGGACATCAGACGTAGATTTCGGCGGAGATGTTGACCGTGAAGTAGATCTATATGCAGGTTGGAGTGGAGCTCTTGTAGACGGAGTACTTGATGTAACTGTTGGTTATATTAAATACGACTATCAAGGTGAAGCTTTTGATTTCGAAGAGTACTTGGTTGGATTCAGCAGTAATGGTTTCACAGTAAACTATTATGATACTGTTGACTCAGATACATATACAGTCGAAGCAATTTATGCAGTACCATTTATTACAGTGGTAGATGTTGAACTAATTGGCTATGAGATGGGTGGAGAAGGTACGGAAGTATTCGGACAATTCCAAGACTCAGTTGGTCTTAGATTAACAAAAGAACTTAATGATAGGTTCTCTGTAGGTTTTAATGTTGGTCAAGATTTAGTGGCTGACAGTAATTACTATGCCTTTAGCGTAAGCGCAAGTCTGTAATTAGAACCAAACAATCGGGGACCACTGGGTCCCCTTTTTTGTCTCTTTTATTTCTTGGAGTAAGCCTGTGCACCAAAGAAGGCTGCAACAATACCAGCAACTGCTACAAAGTATGTAGGAGCCATTGAACCCAAAGTCTTTTGAGCTTCATCAAGTCCTACCATAGATGCAAGTACTACAGCAAATGGATATAACAACAATCCACCTAATGCAAACCAAGTCATCTTACGCTGCGCATCTCGCATTGCATCTTGATCGTCGAGTTCTTTTCTTTTGAACTCCAAGTACATTGCTTCCTCTTCCTTAGATACCTTGCCGTCACCGTTAGTATCAGCGGGATGTGGCATGCTTTTAATATCTTCGCTCATTAGTCTTCCTTTTTCCATATAGTCCATGCACCGTATGCAATAAGACCCCAGCCAATTAAAGACGTTGGTATTAATATCATAACAATACCTCCACCAATAGCAACAACTCCATCTAATGAAGTCCTTTCTTTCAATCTTGCTTTAATAAAATCCACTTGATCACCTCCTTTTTATTTTTATTTAAATTCTCTTTAAATGTTTCATATAGTATACATTGTAAATTATAAGAAACAATTACTTGCTAAAACCAACAGATACACCACAGCCGCATTGAGTTTCCTCGAGCGGATTAATGATTTTAAACTGTTCGGTAAAACCTTCCTTCACAAAATCCAATGTAGCATTTTCAAAGTAAGGTTGACTTTCTTTATCAATAACGATACTGAAGTTAATATATTCTTTTATATAATCTTCGACAGTAACAGTGTTATCCCAGTCAAAAGTATACTCATAACCATTACAGCCACTAGGCTTAACACCAATTCGTATAAGTGTTTCGCCATCTGTCTCTGCTTTCTTAGTCGCTTGAGATATTGCTGCATCAGTTAAGTTCACTTCCGTTTCTTTTCAATTTTATCAAGACGTTTATTGATACCAGTGATTAATTCTTTAAGTTCAGTAGCACCACCTTCCACAACTGGAGCATGAGCAATTGATTCTAGAAATGCGATTCTTGTTTCTAAACTATCAATCTTTGAAACAACCTTAGGATATTTCTTTCTCCATAATTCAGGATCAGTTTGTAACCACGTCCATCCCCAGCGAATTGCTAACATCTCTAAAAAGGAATCAAACTTGGCAACTCCCCATTGAGCAGCTCTTGTATCTTTAAACCAGAATAGAAACGCAGCACCAGTTATTGACCCAAGGATTGCTGTATAGATCCATAGTGTATCGTCCGTCAGTCTCTCTAATATGTCCATTAGTTGTCCTTAGTATATTTTGTATAGTTATCCATTGAGTGGTCAGTAAGGCCGTCAAAAGGCTTTAGTTTAATCCACGAAGTAACGATACCTCTTAATTTGTCTTTCAGTTTTCTCCACCAAGCAAGGTTCTTGATGATACCATTATAGTTAAAATACATAACTTGCCCATGATGGCGGTATCCCATAAACCAAGGTGGTATAACAGTTACAAGATCGTTATTATTTACAAAACGATAATGTTCTAAATCTTCGCATTCTTTTACAAACGTTGAGTTACCAACTCTTGGTGATCCGAAGGTATATAAAACAGGCTTGTATTGTATTAATCGAGAACCAGCAATTGTTGCCATGGCTCCTCCTAATGAATGCCCGCATATACTAATCTTCTTATCAACGTGCTTTGAGAATACTTTAATTATATCTTTCCAAATATCATCGATTTCTGTTTGGAATCCATTATGTACCCATCCACCAACTTGAGCTTTATCAGGCCAAATATTCAAGTCTGCTTTAAGATCGTTAAGTTCTGTTGGTTCAGTTCCTCTACAGCATAAAACAAATTCTTCTTTGTTCCATACGCAGTGTGCTTGTGCACCGTCGTGGTCAATAAACTTATGACCGGTATAGCCTAATGCTTTAAAAAACTTTTTTGCAGTAGGACCATCTTCATATGCTATCTTTGCCATTTCTGCTTTGAGAATGGCTTCACCTTTTACATCATCAAATTGTACTTGTTGTTTCATACTAGCTCCATTTGGATATATACAATTGTGTTCAGTTATTATTTATAAATAGTTTCATATACTATTAATAGATTTATTATTAAAAACAAAGGTGAAAGAATGTCAAACAATTTAAAAGAACTAACCCGTGCCCATCACGATAACGCAGAAAGAACAGAATTCGCAGATATGTTATTAAGTGGTGGCATCAGTCCAAAACTATATCAAGAATACCTCCATGCCCAATTACAGAATTATAGAGTCCTAGAAGGCGCTGTTTCTGTACCTATGGAACTCGAACCAATTTTTAGATCTCCAGGTATCGAAGAAGATCTCCAGGAAATAGAATCACTATACGACCTAGAAGAAATCGAAGACGACCTACCATCAACCAGAGAATATGTTAAACATATCCATAATTTAGCTGAAGCCGGCGATAACGATGGTTTGCTTGCTCATTTATATGTAAGACACTTTGGTGATGCTCACGGTGGTCAAATTATTAAACGTAATGTTCCTGGGTCAGGTCTTATGTATGAATTTGAAGATCGTAGAGATCTAATCACATTAACAAGAACTCTATTACATGATGGAATGGAAACAGAAGCAAAGAACTGCTTTGAATACGCAGAGAGATTGTTTCACGAATTAATCGAAAGATTCCATAATAATTCAGATGAATACGAATCAGAGAATTACGCTTTGGCTCGTAGAATGGGTAGCTTTGAGGAAGAGTAATGGTTGTTGATAGTGAACTGTTTGATACGTTAAGAAAACTTTCTGCCACATTAATTAATGAGTTTGATTACTCAATGGAAAGAATTGAGAACCCAAAACATGTTGCTGACCTTGACGGTTGGAAAGATTACTTTTGGGAAAGCAAATCTATTCGTAAAGCGCATCTTAAAACAATCGAACCTGTTGGTAAGAACAAGTTATGGTTAATGCATATTAATATCTTTCCACAGTTTGATGTTGATCTACCTATCTTTGGTTTAGATATTGTTGCGAATCCTAAAAAGGTTAGTGGTTGCTTTTGCGATTACTCTCCTACTGATGAATCTCAAACTGGACTCAATCACCCTTATATGATTAAGTTCAGAACCATGACTAAAGACTACGAATGGAAGAAAGCCCGTGTAATGCCTGATTGGGCTCTTAAAATCTTTTCACCAGATATCGTTGGTGCTGGTGCAATTAAAGACGGCAATGAGACTGATCAGTTAACTGACATGGCCTTACAACTATCTCGGTTCTATTGTATGGAGATGGAGAATCCTGTTTATCGTAAACGCGATTTAAACACAAAAGAAGCTCAAAATAATTACTGTAAGAATCAAAAACTGAATCGCATGTTGCATAGTTCCATTTTATCAATGGGAATATCCGAAGAGCGCAAAGACCAATATGTTGAGAATGTTCTATTTGAGGAAGTATAGATCTATATCATTTTGTAATATAATCTATAACGAAATATAATGGAAAGATATAGCAGTTTTTTCTTTAGTTTGGTATATATACAATCGTAAGGTAATACAATGTTGCCTTATGTATCAAATATTCCATTAAACACTAAGGAGAATCTTTCTAATGAAGATTATTATGGCCGCCTGGGCGATCCTGATGACAGTCACAATAGCAGTAGCAGTACCAACATTAGCAGTAGAGATTGGATATACCAATCTTCAAGCCGACACCAGCAAATTCAGCGCAAGAACAAAGTTAAGAACCATCAAAATAGAGCAGGAGCGTCATGAAAGACTTACTGCATAATTTCAAAGAAAACGAACAAGTATGTTTATTCTGTGATATAGCCGAATTTAGTTTTTTCGTTACCTTTCCGTTTGCCCTACCTTGGCTTATCATTTTATCGTCTGTTTCTTAATAAATAGATTGACATCTAACTAACAACCTGTTATAATAGATCTATCCTGGTGGTATTGAACCGTTGGGATGGATTTGTTATACATTTCAGAAATAAACCATTGACATTCATGGCAAACTGTTGTATAATGGTTCTATAAATTAAATAAAAACACATCAACAAAAATAACTATTGACATATCCTGGCAACTAGTATATAATATAAGGTATACATGACTAAAAAAGAATCAAAAGGAAAACCTGATATGTCGGTTGTTGCTCTAACACCAGATAAAATACACCACGAAATAAGTAGACACATCGCGAATGGCGTCCCATATATTGATGCACTAGTGGATTACTCTGAGAAGAATGGTATTGAAATTGAGACCATTGCTCAGATAGTAAAAAAGAGTTCGGTGTTGAAAGAAAAGATACGGACTGAGGCAGTTGGTTTAAGAATGGTGAAGAAAGAAGATGAACAAGATATCACAGACTTTAGTAAGTGATGATTCGTTTAACGCGTACGTTAAATTTCTGGCACTAAAGAAACATTTTACGACGGACGGTTACGATTACTTTAAATATAATGGCAAGGTACGAGCAAACCGCGAAACCTTTATGGCTCGCAACGATGCTTATTCTTTTGCTAAATTGGCAAAGAAAGATGATTACATTAATTTAATTATGAGTAATCTTTTAATAAATAAAAATATCTGGGTTCGAGATCTACTCGACAGTGAAGGAGAAGCCAGATACACGAATTGGAGGAAGAGGGTAGAATCGTTAGGTTATATCTTCAAATCCGAGCTTGCTCATCTTGATGATGAATACAAGCGAAACTTTATATCAAGAGATGGACAACATCCTTTGGTAATGACATTGTTGTTACAAAAGAAGATTAGTTTGGAAA